CGCCAAAATTTTCAATTTCTCCAGCGTAATCAGTGTTAGTAATATCTTCTACCACTGATGCTCTTCTGAAGAATTTTTGAACCTTCTGACTAAAAATTTGTGGAGTGAAATTACCTGAAGGTAAGTTCGAATATCCACCAGCACTTCCAAAAGCCATGGTTGTACCCTCCTTAATTGTTAGTTAGTTTAATTGTTTAACGTTGTTCAATTCTACCTTCTAAACGAGCAAGGTCAATTTCTTTTTCTAATTTCTCAAATTGATGAGGTTTTAGTTTAGAAATCTCAGTTGTAGTCCAAACTTTCTTATTTGGTACATCAGAATCATTAGCCTTTTTAGTTTTAGAAATTGCTTTAGCAGCTTCTTTTTTAATATCAGTTTCCTGTTTTTTATTTAACTTACTAATGCCTTGATCCATTTTATATAAATCAATTGCTCTAGCAGCTAACGTAGCATTGGAAGTATTATCATACAACCAACTTTGGATAGTAGGATCCTGTCTTTCTGCCCATTCATGAAATGAATCTTCTTTTCTTAATTCATTAAAATCTGGGTGTAGTTTTAAAAGTTGCACTTCGGCTTTTTCTTTTGCAATTTGTTCTTGCTGGAGTTGAAGATTTTTATATTTATCTTCAAGTTCTGCAGTTCGAGTAGTAGCCTTTTCTATAGCTATGGTTTCAACCATATCATATACATCGGGGTACTCTTTTCTCCACGCCTCTAACTCTTCTTTAGATTTAGGTGGCGTAAATTGCGTAGGTTCTGATTCTATTCTTTTACGCAAAGAATCAAGTTCGTCCTTGTGTTTTTGAATAGTAGAATCATAGTGTCTTTTTAAATCGTCATAACGTTTCTTAAAGACTCTATCTTCAGCTTTAGCAGGGCGTTCAGCGATAGGAGTAGCCTTTTGTTCTGATTTGTCTGCAGTCTCTTCAGATGCATCGGTGTCCTTCTGTTCGGTTGCTGCGATTGCTTCTTGTTCTTTTTGTTCCCTCTGATATTTAGCTAATTCACCTTTAGCAAATGCTTCCGTTTCTGGATCATCTGCATCTCCATAATCTTTATGATAAGGATTTGAGTTTGGTAATTTAACTTTTTTCTCTTCAGTAACTTTTTTTTCTTCTTCCATTATTTTTACCTATTGGTTGAGTGCCTTATGGATAAGGGTAGCTCTATTCCATAATTGTTTGTGGGCTGAAACTAAACTGATTCCGTATCTATTGATTCGTAATCTATTTCTCCTGTTTCAGGTGGCACAGTTTGTTGATCCATCTCTTGTGTACTTGAAAGATCAGCTATAAAACTTTCTATAGCTTCTCCTTCATCTGCTCCACCATATCTTTTAGTTGCAAAATTTTTTACAACTGATACTGGTAAAACAACGTTCTCCTCTGCACCTGTAAACTGATCAATTAATTCAGCAGCTTCTGGTGCAATTTTTTTAAGAACGGTTGCAACAGATGGAGCTAGAACTGTATCTAATACAATTTTATCTTCATCTGTTAGAGATTGAATTTTGTCTCCCATTTGTTCTGTCGGTTGAGGTGGTGCAACTTTTGTTTGTTCAGGTTGAATTTTTTTAGGTTGCATTCTTGTTGGCATTTTCATTCTACTCATATCAGGAGCTTTTGGAGTAAATGGTTTTTTATTCATTAAACCTGTTGTGCTAACTTTATTACCTGCTTCTATTGCCATTATATATGCCTCTTACCTTTTGCCATTATATCATTATAATTTTTATCTGTAACAAAATTACCTATAATCCAACATAAAGGTTCTCCAATACCTGCATATATTCTTCCAAGTAAATCAAATTTACCTTCTTTCATTCTCCATGCAATATCATTTGCTCTATGTTGTGCAATGTGTTTCCAAACTTTTCTGTATATAGAATATTTTTTAATATGTTGAACAGTAGGTACTGCCCAAGATAAATATCCTTTAATATGTTTTTTAGTTAATTTACTATAAGTAAATTTAATATCTCTTACCCAATCTTCAGTAGATAACTCACCTGTTTTATGTAATTCTGTACAGATAACACGGCCTCCGCCTCCGCCTCCTCCGCCACCACCAGTGGTTGCTCCACCTGCAGGGCCTTGAGTAGCTTTTTGTTTTTCCGCTTTATACCTAGAAGATTGATCTTTCATTTTATTTGTATCATCAATAAATTTTTGTGATACAGGTTTTCCAGCAGCAGCTCTTTTAGCTATTGTTTTTTCTCTTGTTGCAATTCTTTTTTCTCCAGCTTTTTCTAAATTTCCTCTAGCTGAATTTCTATTCATGCCTGCATATAAATCTGTTGCAGGATTACCAGCTATTCTTTGACCTGTACTATCATCTGATCTAACATTAAAATATGATCTATTAAATTTATTTTCAGCTTTTTGTGCAGGAGATGCACCAGCAATAGATTTTAATGTGCTAACTATAGGCCCAGTAGTTAATGCTTTACCAACTGATTCAGCTAATGATTTTAAACCTGTACTAACTTTTTTAAGTGCAGTTGGTTCTACTTCTATATCTGCTCTAGGCTGTGTACCTGGATCAGCTTCTATATCTCTACCTGGTTGTATTGCAGGTGTACCAAATGAACCCACAGTCGGCTCTACTCTACTAATTCCTAAAGTATCTATTCCAGCTGGTCTTGTTGTTGAGTATTCAGCTTTTTCCATTTGAGATTTAGGAGTTACATCAAATGCACCAAAAGGTCTAATAGAAGTTTTATCAACTGTTATACCTGGTCTTTTAGATTCTCCTTTAACTCCAACTCCACCTCTTAAAATTGCATCTGGATATAGTGCACCTTGTCTTTCTTTTTGTGCATCAGATACTGTTTCTTTTTCTGACATTATACCAGGCTGAGTAGTATAAGCATTATCTTGCGTCATTAATCTTCTAGCATTAATTTGCGGATCAATTTTAGCAGCCTCTTTTGCAAGATCAGATTGTTTTAACATACTACCTGTATAATCAATTCTATCTCCACCACCTGTAGGTTTAAATACTTCAGTAGTTTGTTGTGCAGTTGTTTTTGCTGTAGTTTGTGTTACTGCTTTTGCAGTATCAGTTGTACCAGCAGTTGTAGCTGCAGCTGTGTAATCTGGTATTGTTAAACTTTTAACAGGATCAAATCCAACTTTTTTTAAACTGTATCGGCCAGTTGTTGGGTCTTGAACTAATTCAAAAGTCCCACCGCCAATTCTATTTACATCAAAAGTTGTTGCCATATTTTATTCCTTACTGCGTCTGTTCGCTTCTGGGAGGTTGAGTATTTGGCGAACTAAAGCCAGCTTCCCCTGGCATTGGTGCATTACCTGTACCGATGTTGCCACCTCCAGCTCCTGTTGGATCTGTTGGCGAAGCTCCAGTAGGTACTCCTCCAGGCGTTGCCATTTGACTTTGTCCTCCAGCAGAGGCTGTATTGTTTTGATTTCCATTTGCCATCCCCATTATGTTTGCATAGATCGCAGCTTTTTCTGGATCATTGATTAATTGATCTGGGTCTATATCCAAAGACTTAGCAATTTCTTTTAAGCAAGTATGCCATCTTACAAATGGTGCAAGTGCAGGATTAGATGCAGTTTGCATAAATGTAATTAATCTTTGTGATCTAACTTCTTTTTGCATCAAAGAAGAAGTTCCTTGTGCTTTAACTTCCAGATCACCTTTGATATTAGGAGCATCTTCATTGAATTGCATATTCCAATGATATAAAGATTCTCCAAGGGGTTTCAATAAATAGTCATCAATATTTTTGATAACTGTTTTAATACTTAATGCTGCAGCACCCATTAGCATTGACATACCTGATGCTGTTCTAGTTGTAGATTGAACACCTGTTGTACCGTGTGAGTATGAAGGTATACCAGTTGATTCATCTGCTAGTTGTCTAAACTTATCAAACATCTGTAAGTTTTCCTGTGCTGTACTAGGAAATTTAACACCATGTACTGCTTGACCAGTTTGACCACTTTGTCTTCTAAATATTTTACCAGGAAATACTTTCATGTCTTGTCCAGGCACTAACATAGTTTCATCTACATCAAATACTAAATTACCTGCAAGAGCTAAGTTATCAATTGCCATTCTTGCATGACCATTCATAACCATTTGTGAGTCTTCCATATTTTCTGGAATACCAATTCCAAAAAACTGATAAGGATTTAATTCATATGGACATACTAAATATGGAATACGTTTTGGTGTAAATGGATTTTCAACCATTCTAATAACTTTATTACCACATACCCAAGCATTAATATGTACTATTTCAGAATCATTAGAGTAATATATACCACATTCATCTGCAGTTTTTTTATCTATTGTTCCCCAATATTCTAATATTTCAAATCTATTTTTATAAATACTTGTAATGTTTTCTCTATCATATAACGAAGATTCAAATCCCCTAGTCTGATAGTTAGGCCCCATCTCTAGACATTCTCTAATAGCCTCTGCATTAAACATTGGCTTATCCATTAAATCTTCTAACTGCTGTTTATTAAATGAATGTCTTTGAATTACATAATCACAATCATTTATAGTTGTAGCATTTGGGTCTGGATAAAAATCCCAACATGATACAGCTTCTATAGATGGAATAGATTTTGTTTTAGATACTTGAACTTTAGTTACATTACCTTCTTCATCTTCTGATGTATCATAACTATGGTAAGTTTTAGCATCTGTGAATGGCCCTTTTAAAATTCCTGTTCCTAATAAAGCCATTTCAAAAAATACATGTCTTAAAATTGTAATAGCTTTACTTTCTTCTAATTGATCATGCACTAACTTTTGCATAGCATCTGCAGCCATACGTGCAGGTTCTATTTGTGGAGTTCCAGTATTAGATGCACCTTCTTCAAATCCTAGGTTTTCATATTCTTGTGCAAGATTTCTCATTAAATCTGTTGCAGTTGCACCAGGTGGTATTTCTTTACCGTCACCAGGAAAACCATATGCATCCATATCTTCTGAAGTTTCAGGTTGCATTTGTTGCTCTTGTGGATTTTTTAAATGAGCTTTTTCTGCAATACCTTCAGGTACTGAAGTTGGATTTATGCCTAATGGAAATTTACCTTGAGAAAATAAAACTTCAATAATCTGACCGAATGAAGCAAGTACTTTAGTCTTTGTTACCTTAACAAATACTCTAGACTTTTCATTGTCTCTAAATGCCATTTCAGGGCCATATATACCTCTATAATTTCTATATGCTTTTAACCATCTTTTTTCATCGTAGATTTTAGATGTTTCAGCTTCTTGAAATTTAGAACGTATTAGTCCTACTAAGGCATTACCTTCAGACTCGTAGCCTTCGTTTTTATTTTCTTCGTCCATTTAAATTAGTAATCTCTTTCTTCAGCCATTCTAAAGATTGCTGGATCAACTTTTGATTTTGATTTACCTTTTGCATCATTACCGTCACCAGCTGTAGAACCTTGAGTTACTTTTGAATTAGGATCTATTGCTAGTTTATCATTTGGTCTTTTAGCTACATCAGGTGCAAGTTCTCCATGTTTGTATCTTTTCATCATTTGGTTTGCCCTCCGTTATTAATAATCTTTTTCGTCTGCCATTCTAAATAAGCTATCTTGCACATGTTCTGAACCTGATTTAGTAGGTACATTATTATCTGCTAAATAATTAGCAGACTCATATTTTCTAGGTGCATGTTTAGCAAAGTCAATATTTTGTGATTCTCTGTTTGGCTGTTTGCCATCAGGTGCATCACTTAATTGTCCTTGTGCTACTTTAGCTTTTGGATCAAATTTAGTTTCCATGTTGTCTCCTGTTAGATTTTTATTTTTTTAATCTTCAATATGTTTTTAGTTGGTATAGTTGTGTGACCACCGCCTTGTTTTATTTCTTTGTTATTTATTTCAAAGCTACAATCTGACATTAGTATAGTCATGTCTTCGTCTTGTCTTACTAACCATCCAACAGTGCAACATATGGCAGTTGTTGATTTTTTTATATCGTGAATGTCAATCCATGAGCAATCAGATACAATGTCTTCCCAGTATGCTATTACTAAATCATATGGAAAAATTTTTTTAGTTAATTCTGGAAGTTTTCTTTTACTTCGCATGTTCAAATTTTACGTTACCTGCTACAGATATTCTTTCTACATCAGAATTAAATGAAGTTACATAATGTCTTAAGTTTCCTGGAAACATAAACATAACATTTTTTTCTGGAGTAAAAGATCTTTCAGCTATTGTATGTGCTCTTTCTTCACCATACAGAAAAGATAATCTTCCTGGTGCAACACCTGTAGTTTCTTGTTTTTCACCAATCATTTCTAATGGTGCATTTAAATGCAATGCAAATGAAACATCAGCACCTGGATGTATATGTACTGGATTATGTTCTTTTGCTTTTTGAAAGTTAATCCATAAACTAACAAGTTTACCTTTAACTGCAACATGAGAACCTAATTGTCTATACCATCCATGTATCCATGAATCAATATAAGGTTGAAAATGTTTTTGATAATATTTTAAATTATCATATTTAAATTCTTTTTCTATTTTTCCTGCTAAATGATTTCTATGAGATGTTCTTAGTTCTCTTCCATCAGTTAAAAGTTTTTCGCATAGACTCTCATCTACTTTCATCTTTGTTAGATAAGGCCCCCATAAAAAATAATTGTGTGTAGGTAATTCCATTAATATCCGAATTTGTTATCTGCTGGTTTAAACTCAGGGGTAAACAGAGGTTTAAATCTTTGTGCATATTTAGGATGCATAGGTCTACTCATACATCCATAACGTAGTGCATCGTATGCGTGGTCTTCTGCATTCGTATCCACATCTTCGGGGTTTTTATTATCTGTTGGTAAAGTGCCTAATGTTCTAATTAAGTTTTTACAATTTTTAAAAATTCTAATACCAGGCTGTTTATCAACTACTGATAATCTTTTATGAATTTCTAACTTACCACTAATTCTGCTTTTAGGTGATCTATCTGATTGTCTCCAACGACAACCTTGTTGTATCATTGTCTCTGCAATGCTTGGGCCTACATCACCTCTTTTAGCCCATGTACTTGAATCTAGTACTCCGTATTGAATATACTCACCAGATTCTAAATCAATTACTTGTCTTGCGAAAACATCCGCTGTAACTTTGGAAGTATATAGTTCTCTATAAATCCACAGATTGTTGTCATAATCAACAGCAAACCATAAAACACAAGCAGGAGAGCTATAGCCCCAGTCAGCAGCACGAAACTTATACCAGCCTCTAGGAATCTCAAAAGGTTCGACAACGTGAGTAACTTTATTAAATTCTGGAAAAGCTGAATCTTCATATGCATCCCAATCTCCATCTAAAAATTGTTTACGCTGTACATCTGGTAAAGACGCAAGCATAGCGTAGTAATCATCTGTCTGCATCAAGTATGGGTTATCTTGTAACTTAGCAGGTATAAATCTTCTTGTAATAGTTTTTGTACCTACTGGAGTATCAATCTTTATATCAAATGCAGTGTTAGGCTCTGCAGGATCTACAAACATTTCTTTAACCCACTGTGATCCAATGTTACCTGGATTACCTGTAGCTCTTAAATAAACAGGTATATCTTTATCAACAGATCTAAGGGATGATCTTAAAAAATTATATATGTCTGGCGAAGGATATTGTGGAAGTTCGTCTATTCCTATCCATGTGTACGATTGACCTTGGTAACGTAAAACGTCTGTCATGTTCTCTGCGTAACCAAACTCTATCTTTGCTCCCGATGGGAATCGCCACTCTTTTTCTTGCTCTCTCCATTTTGCTCCTGGATATGCCTTTGAATAGAGTAGTTGAGATTTACTAATTAAATCTCTTAACTCAGGCATAGTTCTTCTAATTAGAAGTGCTCTATGATGAGGCTTAGAACAATAACGAAGTGGATCTACTAGCATGGCATAAGACTTGCCTCCACCTCTTGCTCCTCCGTAAAATACTTCTCTTTCTGAAGCTGCAAGAAATTCTGTCTGTGGGCCACCATTGGGCTTAAAGATAACGTCTTGCGATTTTACATGCTCTTGTATTGTCTTAGGAGCACTCTCGATTATATCTTCCGTAAGTAGTTGTGTTTCTTTACCAGTAAGAGCTTTGTTAATAGTTAACAGTTTCTTCTTGGCATTTTCTGCAGCTATCTTTGCTGAACGCAAAGTTTGTTCTGCTTGTGCAACTTTCTTACGTTTGGTCGCTAGAATCTGTTTGACTGATCTCTTGGCTCGCTGTTTGCTTTTCAACTTCGGCTTCGGAGGTGGTACCGAGTTTAACTCTTTTTCTAAGTCCGACATGTGATATATATCTTTTTGTTGTAGCAGTTAGCCATTTAGCAGTCTCTCTGTATGAACAAGTTTTTAAATATTTCTTTGCTTGATCCAGAGCTTGTAATTCTGTTTTAATTGGTTCTATGTAATCTTTATGAGTTTCAGATTGTTTAAAACCAAATGGAATTTGCCTAGTTCTTTTCTTGATCCGTATTGGTTCCATCTTTAGCTGGTAATATAAATATTCCGTGCATAGCTTTCATATTTATATCTAGTTGATCTTTCTTTACAATTCCAATTCTATCTAATATTTGTGTGGCAGCGGCTAGACGGATGCTTGCGTGTGGAGTTGTGCCATCTTCGTCTAGCAAATCGGTGAGTTTAGTGGCTGCCTTGGCAGAATGTGTGGACAGGTGATTCTCTGCCAATTCTGTAATCTCTTTTTTTAAGTTCCTTACAACTTTAGGATAACTATGTTTAGAATATCCTGCTATCTCAGCTGCTTTTCTTGGATCTCCCTTTGCTTCCCCGAATAATACTTCGAGAAACTTTTCCTGCATATCTGTTAAGTTTTTCTTTTGACTTGGAATTATAGAAGAATCCGTGTTTTGCATTTATTATTTCCATAAACTGCTTAAATGGCAGTTTGTATACTGAGTCTAACAAGTTATTTTAGTTTAGCTTTTAGGTCTGCAAGGTTTTTCTTAGAGTAATTTTTACCAGCAGCTTTTCTTTTCTCCATATAAGCAATTCTTTTCTTATATGATTTCATAGTTTCTGCATCAAGAGCAGGTTTTGGTCTTTTGATGCTACCTTTAGGTGCAATTCTAGACTTAGCTCTATCTCTAGCAGTAGCTGGAGTAACATTTCCTCTTTTTACCTTAGATGAATCTCTAGTTTCAGCAGCTTTTTTTCTAGTTTGTGCAGATTTAAACATACTTTCTGCAGCATACATTTTGTCTGTAGCTGATCTGTTTGCTTTTCCTGCAGCTGTAGAGAGTCTTTGTGCTTTTGATCTAGGACTTTCGAAGATACTGTTCATAGAAGCAGACTTTACTCTGTCTTTTCTACGTTTCTCAGCAGCTTTAAAGTCCATTATGTTCGATGAACCATATCTTTTTGTCATAGTTTTCCTCAAGTTGTTAAATTGGTACCAATTATTAGAAATATAAATCAGTGATGACCGTGTATATATTGCTATATTCTGAACGTGTGTGTCCCTTTGATTTATATTTAGCCTATATTATTATATTATAACGTGATTAACAATTTTGTCAAGCTATATTTTAACTTTTTTTTAATTTTTTTTATTTTACCCTTGACAAAATTGACAGTGGGGTGTATAATAGAATTAATGACCCCCAGGGGAGGCTTTACATATACATGATACGTACACGTAGATTCCCCCTAGGGGATACATAGGGGAATGGCTTGGAATTATATAGCTATTTCTATAGAATAATATACCCTATATTCTGGCCACCAAGGGGTTAACGGGGGAAACCTTGATTTTATCATGACTACGTATGTATAGTATACGTGGGGGGCTATGGCACCTGCGTATCCCCTATGGGTACACCAAATATAAAAACAATATAAAAATTTACACTAGGGGATAGCTAGGGGTTTCCGAGTTTAAACTGGGGGGATAGTTTGTAAATTTGTAGCTAGGTTAAG